TCAAAACGTGCTCTCCTGTGAATTGACGAGACTCCGGTCACGCTTGGCAATCATCTTGTCTGCCTGTGCCTGTGATACCTCAACGAGAGCCGTCTTTTTAAGCCGTTTCAGCATGGTCTCAATTTCCGCAGGGGAATATAACTCCTGCACCTTTGCGACCTGTTCTGCGGACACTGGAGTGTACTGACGAGCCTTCTGCTGCTCTGCTTCTTCGTTTGGCAAATCCTGTCCGGCATAGATGTAGAATCCAAGTCCGTGACGAGCAATGCATTTAGTCCAAGCACGTTGCAGTGCAGTGTTCACATCGAAACTGGTCACCTTGTCGGCAGGAATCGATTTGTTCTTGTAGTCCATAATCGGAAATACTTCCGACCGGACACGCTCATTGCCGTTCCATACCAGTGTCACACTGACATCCACCCAACAAGTGTTGCCGTCTGTCCAGTAAGGGAAATCATTGTCTGACGGTCTGTTGATGGTAGTGAATGATTCAGGGTACAAACTCATGAGCGTATCCCATGCCCATGCCCATGACAGATAGGTGAGTCCGTTCTTCTTCTCGGTATGCTCGTTGACATTGATCCGTGACAGCACTTTATATGGGTCTTCATTCACCCACTGGATGCTATCGGCAAGAGCCTTGTTCAGCTTATGTTCCTGTTCAAGAGCATTAGCCGCTTCATCACACAAGGCACAGAGCCGTGCCAGTTCTCTCGGCATTTCTTCCGGTGCAGCGGTATCGAATCCGCTCCGCAGTTCTTCAATCAAATCTTCACGCATGATTCTTCTCCTGTGCTTCCTTCATCTTGGCTTTGGCATCTTTCAATTCTTCGGCAGTGAGCCAAAATTCAAGACACGGAGCAATAATGTGATACTTTCCGTTAACTTCATCGGATACAAGAAGCTGTGTCTTCTCGCCTGTGGATGTATTGATATAGACCCTCACCTGATTACCAGTTGTGGTAGGTCTTACTGGTGGTAAATCTTTCCTCATATCTTTTCCCTTTCCTTATCGATTTCATATGCGAAGTCATCAAATCCGTATTTGCAGAATGCCATCCGCACGATTTCCTCTTCCTGTTCGTATGTGGAGAGGATGCGGTCATAGAGTTTATTGCTGACGATTCGTGCACATTCTTCGTGCAGACCGACCCAACCGTCATTCAGGTCACGTTCCGGATCGACATGACCGTCACACCAAAAGCACTTCATATGATGCCCATCCCCATGGCAATGAGTGCCATGCCGAACATCAGCAGTGCGGTGATGAATCCAAGGACATTCAGTGTCTCGATGTCCTGCTTTGTGTAGTTGTCAGTCAGCTTCATGTTCTGCCACCATCTGCCAAGCCAGTTCATCGGCATAGATCCAACCGTAATATAGTGATTCATCACAAGCAGTGATTTCGTTAGGGTCTTCGGAATCCTTGATTCCGAATTTGTTATGTTTGTAAGAAAACGGATATAAGCGAAGGTCTGCCCACTTGGTGCAGATGATTACTTCGCAGGACTTCATTGGTTTTTCATCCATCGGATGATATTTGATTTTCATTTCGTTACCTCTTTCTTTTTTTGTTAGAATTAGGTAGGTCATTTTGACCACCTACCCTTGACCGTTCAGTTCGCAGGAGTTCTGAACGGTTTTTTCGTTCAATGAACAGGTCTACTTCTTCCTCTGTGACTCCCAACACTTTGAGGACTGCCGACCTACTCACTTTGTTGTCGAGTAGCACTCTGTCCGGTGCTTTCTTCTCGACCTGACTGGCTTTGCGGTATGCCTGTCTCGCATCATCTTCCGACAGTTCAAACAACCGTCCGATTTCTGACTGCTTGAAGAACAATGCTCTGCCAAGCTGGTCGAAGTCTTTCTCTTTCGGCATTCGCTTCTCCTTGGTAAATCCACGATTTACTTTTTGGCTAAAAAAATTTAGTCATCAAAGCCTTTGACATAGATGTTGTCAGCCGGAACTTTCGTGACCTTGGACAGTGCCTTGAGGTCATAGGCAGACATTGCCACATTTCCTGCGGACACTTGCTTCAGATGTGCTCTGCCGATGCCACACATGTCTGCCAGTTCATCAAGACTGATTTTCATGTTAGCAGCCAGTGCTCTGACAGTTAGTTTGATGTTTTCCATATCCTTCTCCTTTCTGCACAGACTGCCTTTCGGCAGTTTCGTCTTAATTCTCAAAGACTCGTCAGTGTGCTTACATTTCCATTGAGCGAAGGTCAATCAGATCCTGCTGATACCATCCGTACTGCGCCTCTGCATCGTTGTAGTAATCAGCAAGGAAATTGTTCTGCCTTTCGGCACACGCTCTCTCCCATTCATCCAGTGCTTCTTCGCCTGTCAGACCGTCTTCACGGCACGAATCAATAAAGTCATAGAAATCTAACATTTTAACCACCTTTCCATAATTTAAAGCCAGTACTTGAGGTGACTGGCTAACCCTCTGATATCAATTAGCAAACGGTTCGATTCTGATGTTCCTCACGTTTTCACGAATTAACTGCTCTGCAATCGCTTCGGCATCTCTGATTGCCCATCCGTTGCCATTGTCGGAAAAATAATCATCTTTCCATTCTCCGAATTCATTTCGGAACTCAAATCTGACGATGTACTTTTTCATCTCCTTCACCGTACCTTTCTAGAGCATCCTGCCCATGCAACGCATTCCTGTGCGAGACCGTACTCTTTGCCAGTAAGCCACACGATGCCAGTGCCATAGCCAAGCAGATTAGCGAGAGAATCGATAAGAGTCTCATACTGTTCGCACTCCTTGGCAGTGATAGTGCCGGAATAGCACTTGTCATCAAATTCATTCTTGGCTCTGTTGTAACGGAAGAAGATGTCATGCTGATGCTTGTTCATATTGAACGGATAACGCTTTGTGCTTTTCATTGATTTTACCTACCCTTTCAAGTAAATCCGTGATTTACTAATACCATAATAGTAAATCGTCAATTTACTTGTCAACACTTTTGTTTCATATTTTAAACTTTTGCTATAATGAAATTAGGAAATGGAGAATTTACCGCCATGACAAAATTCGATGAAGATTTAGGGCAAGCACTGAAAGAGTGCAGAAAAGCCAAGGGATTAACACAGAAGCAAGTTGCTGATTATTTCGGCATTACAAAAATGGCAGTTTCATATTGGGAATCCGGTATTAACGCAATGACGGCAGAGCAGTTGAAAAGGTACTGCAAGTTTCTCGGTGTATCAGTGCAGTACATTCTAGACAAAACGTAACAAGGGAAAGGTGGTCAATTATGCCAATCTATAAAGATAAAAAAAGAGGTACTTACTATGTCAAACTGTATCAGACTGATCCAGTGACAGGTAAGTACATCCAAAAGACGAAACGAGGATTCAAGAAGAAAAGTGATGCACAGGAATGGGAAGCCAATCAGACCCTGTCCAAAGCACAGCACACAAGAGCGACCTTCGGTGATATGTTTGAAGAAAATCTGAAGTATCTCAATTCATCGGAAACCAGTGCCAAAATGAAACGCTCATGGCTCACTCTCCATTTTCCATTTATGAACGAGCCAATCGAGAGCCTTACGAAACCACAGATGATAGAGTGGCGAAACTCACTGGAGCAGTCAGGACTCGCAAAACGAACCATCAACAGAGGACTGGGTTATGTCCGCAGCGTGTTCACCTACTCAAATGCGATATACAACACGGAAAACACCGGAGCCGTTATCCGTTCGTACAAAATCGGCAAAGCTGACAAGCGTGAAATGCAGACATGGACACCGCAGGAATTTGAGCAGTTCATAGAATGTGTTCCTGAAGGTTACTATAGAGCATTCTTTGTTTGGCAGTATTGGATGGGTACAAGACGAGGTGAAGGAATGGCAGTCCGTAAAGAGGACATCACAGGGAAGCGTGTTCGGATTTGGCATCAAATCAAACACTTCTCCAATGGCTTTGACGAACTGAAGACAGGCACATCAGAGAGAACACTGGGTATCGATGACATTACCTATGAGTACCTGAAGCCATACATCCGTGATGCCTGTCCGTTCGTGTTCGGTGGAGTTAGATCCTTGCCAATCACGAACATCCAACGAGAGTTAGAAAAGGGCATAGCTGCTTCCGGTGTCAAACCGATTCGTCTACACGATTTAAGGCATTCCCATGCATCGAACTTGATTGCTGAAGGAGTGCCGATAATCGCAGTGTCCAAGAGACTCGGTCATGCTTCCATTACCATCACGTTAGACACCTATGCACATCTGTTGGAACGAACCGAAGACGAGATGATGGCAACGATAAACGCATTCAGGCAAAAAGAAAAGGCGAGTCCAATGGGGATCGAGACTCGCCAAGACATAAGGAAAGCATCTATGAATGCCAACATCATTGTATAAATAAAATCTAGGATTTCAAATTTTCATCTCATATTCATCTCACGCAAAACAAAAGTGCCCATTTCTAGGCACTTTTTTAACTATGGAGCGAGTGAGCGGAAACGATAGAAGTCCTGTTATTCCCTGTTAAACCCTGTTAAATGCGGTTATTTGGCGGTTATCTCCGTGTAAACTCGGTTAAAAATTGCTAAATTCATCTCAAAATTTTCTCACGATGTGCCATTTTCGTGCCATAAAACGCAAAAGCCTTGCTCGTCAGCAAGACTTCTGTGCGTGTGGACTCCGCAGAGTTACCACCGCTCCCGTGATTCTATTATAGCAGATTATTTTTTCCTTTCTGCATTGGTTCGCTAAAAATAAATCTCATCATCATGGCAATCGTTCCTTTCTGCCCATATGCTCAACAGGTGAGTAAGATAATCAGCATATTCAGCACTGCCGTTTTCTTTTGCCCAAGCAATAGTTTCTTCTATGTACGAAACAGGAATGGAATCCTTCCGTATATCATCCACAGTGTTTCTAATGACTTCGCAGAATTTAGGACAATAATATTTTTCGTGATTGTATTCTTCACATTCCAAGCAGTTCATTCTTCTTCACCTTCTCCGAAATTTAAGTTCCACATCGTTATTGCCCTTTTATAATCGTTGATTGCGTATGCATAGTGTCCACAATTTTTGCACCACAGTTTATAGATGGTGTTGTCGGCTGATTTTTCAATAGTGGTTTTCGGTTGCTTGTGGCAATATTTGCAATTTTGAATATCAATCATTGTCTTTCCTTTCCTTAACTACTGGAATGCAAATAGGACAAGCAAGGGCAATCACAACCATCATTAATAAGTCTGTCATTTCCTTCCCCTGTGGCAGTACCCGTTAGGGCTTGTGTTGCATTTCCATATAGCACAATAGTTGGTGCGCTTGCCGTGCTCGGCGCACTTTTTACACCGTATCAGTTCGCCGATATCAAAGCACTTCACTATTCTTCCATCAGTCTCGTATCTAGCGATAACTTCCTTCAGTACTGTCATTCTTCTTTCCTTTCTGCCTTGTCGCAAAATGAATCACCAAGCGGATATCTTGCGAACATCCAACATGTGCCAATAGTGTCTGAGTTCTTTAATAGTTTCCAGTGCTTGCAATCTTTGCATCGAATTACTGAAACTGCGTCCACTGTTGTGCCATGCAGTGCTTCAATAGCCATACTGAAGGCTTTTTCTACTTCTGTGCCGCCTTGATGACAATAACCGCAACCATTCACTTCATAGTTTTCAATTATTTTTATGGCTTCATCGTTTGTCATTCTTCTTTCCTTTCTGCCCATGAACAGAAGCCATCTTCTTCTATAGTGAACGGTTTAAACACTCGCTGACAGGTATATGACTTAATGCCCTTATACGCATACTTGCAGTCCTTGCAAAACACAACGTGCCTAACATCACTACGGCTTGTCACATCAGTGATTTCTCCCGTTTCTTCATCAAGCCAAAACAGATAGATTCTCCTGCCCTTGATGTTTTTAAATAGGTCTTTGTTTATCATTCTTCTTTCCTCTCTGCATCCATCTTTGCACCGCAATTTGGACAATATTCAGAATGATAGTAAGTCCCTTCATGGTAGAACTCTTCTTTACAAATTGAGCACTTATGATCTCTGCCCCAGTATCCATGTTTAACACCATCTATTGTTGGCTGTTCGTCTATGATATTTGCAACTAAATTCATTGCACACATAATATGCTCGCCAGTTAAAGTTAAATATGGATTGTTCATTTCTCTGTCTCGCATTCTTATTGTAATTTTTTTCAGTTCATCGGCATCTATCAGTCTCATTGTTCCTTCTCCTTTTTATACTCCTTCTCTACGATTTTACGGATCGTGTCCGACAGGCTTCTGAATCCATGTATCCGCATGAGATATTTCAGTTTCTTTTCAAACTCCTCGTCAATGCGGATGTGAAGTAATTTTGTCTTATTCATATATACATAATAGCAGTTTTGTGTGTACAACTGAACCATTTTTGCAAGTTACCAGCAAATAAAAAAAGACCCCACCGTTTGGTGAAGTCTCTATTTCCGACAGGCAAGGATTTGCACCTTGCATGTTCTGAATTCCAACAAGCATCATCCGTTGTTACGCATCCGACTGCTATCAGAACTATTGCCCCCTTTAGCGACTACCTATTCCGCCACTGTCGGTTTTTTAAATTATAACATAAAAAAAAGACCCCACCGAAGTGAGGTCTGCCGTCAGCATCAATTATAAGGGGAATTAAGTCACTGATGGTGACGGATGATTTCGCTCTGATACTTGTCACGGACTCGTTTCAACTCAGCCGTGCTGTTACCGTCTATCATGTGGTTTACTATGGCATTCATAGATTCCATCATGAATAGATCAGTCTCTTTCCTTTGTTCCGTGGCTGTTTCAAGAGCACCAATCCTTTTTTCGTGGTCATCCAATTTATGGACAGGGGATAATGCCCACTTGATGAATGCACCGATGGCGGTCAATCCACCGACAAGCCAAAACAGTTGGCTGAATGAGATTGTGATATCAGTCTGCATGAGGAGTATCCCCCTTGCGATAGTTGTAGGTAGACACTCCAATCAGAATACCAAGCAGTGTGCCAGTGGCATTCAGAATCTTTGCGATCTGTTCAGCATTCTCAATACCGATTTCCACAACGTACCATGCCAGTGCTGGAAGACACACCAAACCGATCCACTTGAGAATCTCATAAACACGGTCATCCAGTTTCATGATTTCACCTCTACGATTGCCGATACGATTTCCTTCGCTTTCAACTGGTCAACCAGTTTCTGTGCATTGTCTTTGTTAGTGAACACACCGCACTGAATCTTCCACAGACCGTTTTCCAGTTTCTTAATTGCTTGGAATCCCTTCTGATGGATGGTGTTCAGCATTACATCGCATCTTTCTTCAGACTTAAATGCTCCGGCTTGCACACGGTATTTGCGGTTAGGATGTGGTGTCGGTGTCGGCGGTTTAGGAGGATTCAGAATGGCACGAATATCTTTTTCAAACTGACCACTCTCAATCTTCCGTGACATATAAGGACCGGGACAAGCCGTTGATGCCCACTGCTTATGCTCTTGGATTGTACCCATTGCACCCGGCTTCCAGTACGGATCAATGCCGTACCGCTTGCACCATTCAGCGGCAATCTCAACCGCAAGATTGTATGCAGTATCAGAGATATGCCAGTCTCCACCGATTTCATCATTTGCGATTTCCATTGTCAGAGCATCTTGGTCGGCAGTGTATGAACCTGTTGTCCAAGGACGCATCTCTTCCGGCACCCATGCATAGACAGTTCCGTCTGTGTGGATGGATATTGTTGCACTCATCTGTCTTGAAGAAGCCATGATGGCATAGAACTGATTTCCCGACAGATTTCCAGCCATGTGATGTGGAATGATATAGCCGGGTTTCTTGCCACCTCTACCGCTCCACTTCTGATGACCGAACCAGTAGAAATCAGCCTTGTCAGTGATTGTGTACCCTTCTCTGACCATGCGTGTGAGTCCGTCACCGTTCAGTCTCATGGCAAAGACTTCTCCTTCCACCACCGCTTCGTTTGGTGTATCCGTTCCTTCGCCATCAAGAGAAATGCCGTACTCGTCAAGAGTTTCCTTTGGAATCGTCTTCAATGTTTCTGTGATTTCCTCGGAAGTCATTTTGAGCGGTTCGCCCATGTCAAATTTGTAACTGGTCATTCGCTTTCTCCTCCTTCTGTCGGTTCTGCCGACTGTGTCACTGGATGGTCATAGAACTCACTCCTCAGCACATCACCGTCCGAAGTGAAAAGCATGCATCCTTTCTTCGGCATGGTGCTGGTAGCTGCGTACTGGAGCGTTTTGTGATACTCACTCTCCGCCTTGTAAATGTCATCAAATGTCTTTGGGTCTGAAAGCACGATTGAACCGTCTGCTTTTGTGCCGATTTCTTGCAAAATGTATCTCATTTCTATCTCCTTAATAGCCAAATGCTATCCATGACACCGCCATGTTGGCTGATGCTCCGTTCCAGTTCCATGCTCTGAATGAACTTGGCGTGATTGTATCTACTGCCAGTGTTGATGCCGATGCATAACCGACTTGTGTGCTTTGCAAAATCACGTTGAAGCAAGCGTGTGGGAATGCTTTGCTGAAGTTAATGGTAGTTCGTGAACTGTGGCTTAATGTTGCACCGCCATGCTTGATTATCAGTCCGTTTGATAACGTGACTGTTTCTCCGCTTACGTTCATTGACGGTGAAGCATATGCATCCGATGCAATTCGGTAATCATAAACCATTGGTTTGAAGACAAGATTGCTGACTGTCTGACCATTCTTAATGCAGATGTAATATGGTAAATCTGAACTCCAATTGCCATATAAGCCAAGATATGTGCCTTCACCCGTATCGCCAACCAACAGCGATGTTATTGTTTCCGTGCCAACATCAATGCTTTGCAATTCATACCCTGTATAGTAAGTTTCTGCACTACCACCCGTTGGACATCCTCTGAACCAATATTTATACGTGCCTTTTTGCAATCCGTATGCCGTGCCGACTTTAAATATTGCTGTTCCGTTTGACGTTCCGTTCGCTGTGATTGTGCCGTCTGAATAAACCGTGAATGTAATACCTTTTACCGTAGTTGTAGTCGCTTCAATCGTCAGCAAATTCTTGTTTCCGTGATACTGGAAAACAGTGTCAAACCCTTCCATGACATTCTGATATATCTCAGGCTTTTCACGGTTATGGATGTGAAGGTCTCCCCATACATCCACTTCCGTTTCATCCCATGACAGAATCGGTAAGCCTTGCATCAATCGGCAGAAATATGTCGCCGTGTTGAAAAGGTCATTGACAATAATTTCTATATCGTACTGGTACTGATAATCAAACGCATCCGCAAACGTGATTGCTTCCGAATAACTCTGCTGTCCGTCTGATAATGACTTCGTGTATGTCTGCGATCCGTCCGTCCATGTGGTAGCATCATGCAGTTTGTATTTATAACTGATAGTCAGACTGTTTGATGCGTTGCCGTAGTTACCACCATATGCGATGCCTTGTATCTGACCCACAGCCGTGCTTCCTGTGGCTGTTGTTCTTCGTGCTTCAGCCGTAACTGTAACAGGCTGATATGGCATCAGAGTGTATGTTCTAGTCTTGCTGACACTGTTCCCACGCTTATCCGTGGCTTTCACCGTCAAAGAATTATAGTCAACCTTGTCAAAAGTGAATACAATCGTCTGACTCGTTCCGCTTAACGTATATGTCTGTGACCGATTTCCGCACGTTACAACAGCCGAAGCAAGTTGAGTGTAAGATCCACTTACCGTCAGCGGAATCGTTGCTGTGAGCGTTGAAATACCGTAAATAAATGTTTCTGCACCGACTATCGCACTGGTTCGTGTGTTGGTGTCTTCAACAACTATCGTTCCGATGTTGGCATGGTCTGTATTCGCATCCACTTGAAGCGTGAATGTGTTTGTCTTCGTTCCAATATTGGTATTACCGCTAAAGGTCACACAGGTGATGGTACACGTTGCGGTTTTGCTCGTTGTAGAGAACTGTGCAATGACCGAATACGGAATATCAAATGTAGTTGATACTCCGATGCCTGTCTGTGTGCTTGTCCATGACCCACAAGTCAATGTCAGCGTGTGTGTGAAACTGGCTTTCCTGTTCGTGTTGATTGTGACCGTGACTCCACTAGAGCCGACCGTAGCCGGATTAGGTGAAGCACTCGGTACGCTTGCTCTCGGAATCGTGGGAAGTGTGAATGATGCGGATATATCACCAGTATCCACACCGATACCGCCCATGCGTGTGCGACCAGTTGCCGTTCCGCTCCCAGTGCCGTCATTGTTGTGATTAATCCATACTTCACCGTGCCGAAGGTTTCCGCTAGACGAATATGACCGATATGCAGGTTCGTTCCAACCTGCTCCTGTGACATAGTCCTGTGCATCGTAAGAATTGGCATAGCCGTAGGTAACATTGACATCCCAGTCAAACGCTACTTTCGTGCGGTTATTGGTAACATCTTGAGAACCGATGATTTTTCCCCATAGGGAGAAGACACCAGTAAAGCCGGATATGTCTACTGTGGTTTCACGCAGTTTCGTCCAACTGTTGTTATTAAGTTCTGCCATAGTTTACTTCTCCCAGAAGATGCCAAATTGAAAGATATCGTGAATCGTGTTGTAGAATCCTTGGAAGCGTGAATTGATGTTGTTCGCATCATCTACAACACGGAAGTATTTATGAGCCGACAGGTTAACTGCATCAACTGTGTCCTGTTCTGCCGACAAGGTGACCGTGCCGTTCTTGTCCATGACTCTCATGCCCAATTCGGTGAACAGTGACTGATAGTCCGAAACGATTGCCCCCGTGGTAGGGTCTTTTCTCGCTATGTGCATTCCATCACCGTCATAGGTGATGTTTTCGATTGAGCCAGTCACCGCATCATACGCACTCACTTCAAGAGCAGAAGTCAGAACACTCGCTGCCTTGATAAGATTCCCATCCAACTCACCGAAATCAATGACTGATGCGTTAAAGTGATTATCGATAGTCCAGCTAGTGTTATAACTTCCCGAATACCCTGTGCTTGAGAATGCTATGCCGTTCATGTTCATTCTTATGACATTCACAGCAGATTCTATTGATGGTGAATCCATAATCAGAATCTCGTTCGGCTGTCCGCTTGCATTCGTGTTGATGACCACATAGCCACCAAGTCCACCGCTGATTAACTGCGTAGCACGGTCAATGGCATCCTCAAGAGTGCTCACAGCAGTGGCGACTGTGTTGTTAATCTGCTGTTCCACTGGCTTCGTGATGGTACTTGCCAACGATGCCTTTTTTGATCCCAATTCCATCTGAAGGTAACGCTCTGACAATGAGTCAAATGCGTAACTGATAACCTTCATTGATACGTTGAAATCAAGGTACAGAACGTGAACCGTATCACCCAATGACACACGCTCCAAGGGAGCAACGTGCTTGTATTCTTCTGTCTGCCAAAGCTGAACGAAATTGATTTTTAAATTGTCCTTAAACGGCAAGCCAAGATTGTTAGCACTGATGTACTGATTCGCCCTGTTGTTTAACTGTTCCACCGTAGGAGCATCATCAAAATCTGAAGATGCATCCAGTGTGAATATCTTCTCTGTTGGGTAATCCGTATGGTTCTGAATGTACTGGATTTCTCCGCTCACCACAGTGTCTTCCTTTTCCCAATAAGCCAAGCAGCCTGTGTAAAAATCCTCTGTGCTTCTCTCATTCTCAAAATCGGTCAAGTTCTTGCCGTATCGCACCGTTACACCGTTATCAGACCCACGATGCAGATGTAACTTGACTGTGTATCTATCCCACTCAAACTCGCCTAGGAACGTGTCTAGAATTGAGCCTTGAACACCGCCTAGTCTTTGACGGAACGATGCCGGAATTAACTGCGTGTACTGGCTTGTGGTGTTTGAAATGTCAGTCCATACAGAAAAAGGATTCGTCAGCATTGAATGTGTGACGAGTCCTTGTAATGCCGGAACAACACCAGTTGCCGTAAAGGGAGCAACAGGAAATCCGTTTAGATCATAAGAGATATGTTGGGCGTTAACGATGATTCTTTTTAACTGCTTTGTGACTTTGTAAATTCTGAACGGCTGTGGCGAAGAAACTTGATTAGGCTTTGCAAGGATGATTCTCCGCTCCGTCAAATCTTCGGCATACTGCTCTGTGATTGGGTAAGTCAGAGTCAGTTCATACAGTCCGTTTAACTCTTCGTCTACTTCACAAGAAATGGCATCAGCCAACCGACCAATGCCATTGCTAGTGAAATTAGTTTCTGTCTGTTCGTAAAGAATCGGTATCATGTCACACCTCAAACCATCTTGGTGTTACTTCCACCTTTGTAAATCCGCTATAGGTGAAATAGTTCGTTCTGCTCTTCAAAGTCACATAGTCCGTTGTACTGAAACTGACATACTGATTTGCGTTATTGCTACCGTGGTAACAGTCCATCAGTTCGCAGTCTATATCAATGTACGCATAAGGACTATTAGCCACTGTGATATAGATATCGTTCACGTTTAATGTGCCGTTTCCGTATACTCTGATAATCGGCTTGCTTTCAAACAGCGTTGGATTTTCCAGTTCTGCAGGACTCGCAATAGTAACAGTTAGGCTGTCCATGTCAGTTGATATGATGTTTGTGCCTGTCAGCAAACTGATTTGCTGTGGTGTCAGATTGTAGGTGAACGGTGTGGCGAGTTCATAAACAATCTGCGTTGGATTGGTCTGAAAATAACTCTTCACTTCGTTTGCAGATGTGAAGGTGTTCATATAATAGTACAGCCAGTTCTGCGTAGGATATGCATCCCTGTTGTCGTAAAAACCACTGATTTCTCCTTGTTCACGCCCTGTGACAAGTTTGTCGGCATAAATTGCACCAACGTAATTTGATTTGTATTTCTTTAACGTGTTCAGTGTAGTGTACCATCCATTTGACGGTGTTCCTTTCCATGATTCAGAACCGTCAAGTGTAATTGTTCCCCATGTCACCGTCAGCACCCCTGTCAGCACATCCAGTGTGCCACCGTAGCGTGTGCCGTTTAGGTCTATGGTGTAGGTATTGCCGTTGTATGGTTCAAAGTCTGATGTTGTTCCGCTTGGTCGGAGCATTGGCCTGAATGTCACGTTCGCTGACCCCATTGAAGCATTGTATGTAATCCATATTCTGTATGTCACATTGGTATCAGCAGATATCGTGAATGTTACATCTGTACCATATGATGTGCGTAAAACTGACGATGAGTCATTGTTATAAATTTGAATGCCATAGTAGGTTGATGTAACTCCGCTGTTCAGAATATACGTTCCTGCTTTGAGCGTGACAACATCGGAATTGCCTATCGTGTTGTTTGATGTGCCGTTGAATTCGCCTGTAAGATTATACGTTCCGTTGTCGTTCGCTGTTAAGGTTAGCCCTCTCTTCGTTTCCGCTTTCAGCCAGTACAGATTTTTCCCTGTCCTCATTACCGATGCAGAAGAATGCCCTGTTATAGGGCAGATATTTTCGTAGGGAGCAAATGATGTGTCTGTTTCATCGCTCGGCAGAATCATTGGATAAACGGTTGTATTTACAGTAGTTCCAGCGGAAGCGATTTGTAGTCGAACGTATGATTGCGAAGCATCGTCTTCCACTGTCACTGTTTGGAAGTTCATACCCCATGCAGTGCCAGCATTATTTGGCACATATGCTCTTAGACCGATGTTCTGGTCGTCGCTAAGCAGTCCGATTTTCCACTCGCCAACGGGTATGCTTTTGGTTCCACTCGCATAGTTCAGATTAAAGAATACATTTGGCGCACTCGGTGTACCTTCTACCTTCACACTGCCATCATCATTAACGGTAAATGTAACACCATTTTTAGTCTCTGTTGTGGCTGTCACTTTCAGCTTATTCTTTCCCGCACCCCCTACCCAAGGAGCATCATAGCCATTTAATTCCTGTGAGGGGTTAAGGGCAACTGACAACGAATTAACCGAAGACAGTCCGCTAGGGTTATCGACAGTAACAGGATTGCCGGATATCTCGGATGACGAAGAGGATACTGTAGTCCAATTCTCACCTGTTTTTAGGAAGCGTTGGGGCATGACCTGAAAGACCAAATCAAACCGACCGTGTGTGTTCAGCTTGTATCCGGTCGGATCAGTCTGATTCATAAAAAGAGCCAAACGATAATAGTTCGGCTCTTGTGTTGTTTCCAGTCTACAGTAACCCTTGGAAGAGTTCAGAAATGCCATAAGGTTTCTGTAATTATCAATAAAGTTTGTTCTGATTGCACATGGGAATGTGATTTCAATATTACGGAATCTATCATTTGAAATGGACAGTGCTCCATTCCTTCCAACTACTTCCACCAGTTCAACATCTCGCTCCGGTGAGCCGAATGAAACAGAGCCATCGAACCACACACCGAAATCAGATAATGCTTTTCCGTTAAATGCCAGTTCCTGTCTCATTTCCACACCTCGTCATTTCTAGTGATGATATTCGCCAGTCTGTCACCAAGCTGACGAGCGAACCGATCAGAATCATCGATATTGCCATTCACATTGACTGTGACATTGACCGGAGCCGTTACGCTCCTAGATCCCATTGCCTTTTGAATCATTCCGTATAAAGAAGAAGCACCGACAACTACTTCTGCCCCTGCTTCTCCTGCACCAAGCAGCCGACCGTTGTTCATTCCGAAGATGGTAGGAGAATCAAGAATCATACCGTTGTTCATGGCTTTTGCGTACCACTCTACACCAATATGCGGAATGCTCGGTGGATTCAGTGAGAACTTGCCACTGATGGAGAAATGTGGCAGAGCAATGTGTGGCAGACTCCATGAGAAATTGAAGAAGCCTTTGATTGCTTCTATAGCACCTCTGACGGTTTCCTTTGCAGAGTTAATTGCATTTGAAATGCCGTCACGGATTGCATTGAACTTATCGACAGCGGCTTGCCATGCTCCACTCGCTGCGTTTGATACGGTGTTCTTGATGTTGTTCCATACTTCGGAAATCTTGTTCATCAGTTCAGCAC